GCAGGAATAGAAGACACATCAAGAGAGTTTAAATAATCTCTGTAATTTGTAACACTGCTTGCAAAAGGTTTACTTGAATTATTTTCAAGCCAACTATTTATACCTTCTAAAATATGATTTTTATCTTCATTATGTTCTATGTCATAACCATCATATGTTATGTCTTCATAAGTAACATTTGTTCCATCATAATTAACACTTTTTAAAGAAAGTCTCACTGCATCAAAATCAGATTGAGAAACTTCTACAATATCATAATCATCTTGACTCCAATCAGCATTATTATCTATATGATTTTGATCTTTTGCAATCTTAAAAAGTTTTCCGTATACAACACTTGAATCTTTAGTTAAAATTAATTTTGCCATCATTAAGCTCCTGTATTTTCAAAAACGTATATCGCACCGCCCCCACCTGTTTGACCAGTAGTAGAACCGGGGCTTCCACCCCCTCCGGGTTGACCAGCGTTGTTTATAACAAATCTAAAAGGTGAACTTATTGAAATTGCAGACGGGTTTCCACTCGTTCCTGTATTTCCACTTTGTCCAGGAACAGATCCTGGTTGTCCTCGGTTTGCACCGTTACCACCATTAAAATTAAAAACGTTTGCTAGAGAAGTAGCTCCACCTGCCGAACTGCTAGAAAATCTAGCACCTCCAGATCCTCCACTTCCAATAGTGAATGGTTGAGAGAAAGGATGAGTAAATGGGTGACCAATGTAACCGTAAAAACCGCTTCCGCCACCGCCCCCACTTGTAGTATCTGGACCGGATCCAGCTCCACCTCCACCTCCACCTGCAGCATATATTCCAAAAAAAGATCCATTTGCATTTGAAGTTAGAGTTCCGCTTGAGTTAGTAAAAGTTTTAGGTTCAAATCCTCCACCTCCTGCAGATCCTGATGAAGCAGCAGTAAGTCTTCCTTGAGCATCAACAGTAATTGAAGACGCTGTATAAGAGCCAGCTGTTACAGCAGTGTTTGCAAGTTGATCAGCACCAACAGCATCATCTGCTATTAAGGCAGTAGTAATTGCATCGTCAGCGATTGCTGCAGTAGTCACAGCATCATCAGCGATAGCAGCAGCTACAATGGCATCGTCAGCAATCTTGGCTGAAGTTACAGCATCGTCAGCAATTTTTGCAGTAGTCACTGCACTGTCAGCAATTTGTGCTGCAGCTACTGTACCACCTAAAGTGTCTAATGAAATTTCATTTAAGTTTGTTCCATCAGAATATGCTGCGTAAATTTTAGCAGCGTCTAAAGTAAATCCTGTTCCTGATGCAGTTTTAATTGTAAGGTTTGCAGGATTTGTTAAACCTGTTGCATCAAATATATAAAATTTTTCTATTGAATTTGGAATAGTACAAATTGTGCTTGCTGCAATCGTTGCAGTTGCAAATTTGATAACCATGTTTCTTGCATTTGATAATGCACCGTCTGACATTACAAGAGCAAGAGTACCACCACTTGATAATGTTACTTGTTCAAAACCAGCAATAGCTTGTTGAATTACATTTAAATTTGTATTTGTTTTATCACCCCATGTACCAGCGTTCTCACCGGTTACCATTAGTTCTAGTTTTAAATCACTTGAATAACTTGATGCCATAAAAATTCTCCTTAATAATTTTATATTTTACATTAACTAAGCAGCCAAATCAACCACCGTCCATGTATTAGATACTCCTAAATCTATTTCAGCCCACGCTGTAATATTAGGACTTCCAACAGATCCTGTCAATTCTATGCCTGTAGGGATCACTACAGCCTCTCCTGTTGCACCCTCTTCCCCTAAAGATGAAGTAATAGAAAGCCCTGATACCCCTATAATTTGTCCTGGTATTTCCGCATGTTGTCCAAGTGTCATGGTTGCAGAAATTCCAGTCACTGATTCATTTGTGCTTTGTATTAAAGTAATACTTCCTTGTGTGAAAGATGCTTGACTTCCTGTAACAGGAACTGGAGTTTTTAAACCACCTACCGTATTTCCTTGTGAAGATGTTATAGATATTCCAGAAACATCTACATTCGCATCTCCAGATAATGAACTAGAACCTATAGTAAAATCTAATTGATCTTCTGCAGCTAAAACGATTACATCTCCGTCAATTTGAAGTGAAAAACTACCTTGAGTAAAGCTAGCTTGAGATCCACTTACAGCAACAGTTACGTCTGTAAAAGCTGTTTCATTTCCAATAGATGATGTTAATGATTGTCCTGTAACTTGAATTGAAAAATTATCACCCCAAGCAAACTCACCCCATTCACCTCTACCCCAACCTTCTCCTGTTAGAGTACTTTCATCTACAGTAGCAGCTCCTATACTTGATGATGTTGAAATTCCTGTAACAGGCACTCCTATACCAATCACGGTGCTTCCAACACCTATAGACATAGTAACTACGCCAGGATCTACTAATGCTGAAGTTCCACCGACTGAAGCACCAATGCTTGATGATAATGATATTCCTGAAACACTTACATCAGCGTTTGCTGTGACTGATTCAGAACCAATTGATGATGTTAATGATATGCCACTGACGGAAACTATTTCATCAGAAAGGTCGCCCCATTCAGATGCTCCCCATGTCTTTCGTCCCCATCCAGTAGCCATATCATTTTAATCCTTATGCTAATCTCAAGATTGCAGCAGAAGTTGTGAATGCAGGAAACTGAATTGTAAATGTTCCTGCAGTTGCAGTTTTGTCTCCACCGAAATCTAATACAGCAACAGCATCAGTAGTACTAGAACCACCATCAGTTGTTGTATTGTAGATTAATGCTCCTCTTGCAGTAAGAGTTACGTTTTGAAAAGATAAATCAGCAAAATCTGTAATTGCTACAGATGATGAAACTTTTACACCTTGATTAACTAAAGCACTTCCACCAGCCGAATAATTTGGTGATGACACTTCATTAGGTGTTGTATAGTTTGTAGTAGATTTACCCAAAGTTGCTGAACTTGTAAACATCGCTAACTTATAAGTGTCAGATGATGTGTCAAAGTCATGCTTTCCTTGTAGTAATTCTTTTTTAAAAGAATCACATATTGCATTTGTTGTTATTGCCATAATGGCCTCCTTATTAATTTGTGTTTGGAGTAGGACTTTGGACCTGTATTCTAGGAACTCCATCATCATACTCAGCTCGTCTTCTTCTACCCATTTGTTGTAGGGCAAAATTCTGTACTTCTTCATTGTACTTGCTTTCATAGAGCTTGTACATATCCATGGGGCCTTTTAAAAATCTAAAACATTCTGCAAGAACTCCATGTAACAACATTGATTCTTGGTATTTAGCTAAATATGTTTGATTAGTAGAAGTAAATTCAGGAGGATCTTTTATGTAATTTATTTGCACTGTATCTGCGGCAGCAGGAGTTGGTGCAACAATAATATTAAATTCATCCCAATTTGCATAATATTTAGGAGTTCCTTGCGTACCAGATCCATTAAACTCTGATATAAAACTTGTATCTCTTTTTTCTAAAAAACTTCTAACACCTCCAGATGTAAGATGTTCAACAGATCTTAAAACTAAAACATCTGATGGCATAGACACAGCTCTATTACCTGCTGTAAAATTTGAATTTGCATATTTTCGTAGATCATCATAATCAACTTTACCTGCAATATCTAATTCAACGTTTCTTATAAATTCTTGTATTTGAGAATCTGATAATACATTACTTGAAACCTCTGTATAGTTTCGGACTTGTGTTAAAAAACTTGAATGTGTAATAGCCATTATGTAATACTAACCTCCACTTGACCTATAGTAGAAAAAAGTTCTCTTCTTCTATTTTGTAGAGAAGGATCTTCTGGAATCATACTATGATTTATAGATGTAACACCGTTTCTTGTTATTTCAAAATCTTGTGTTTTAAATGCAAAGTCTCCTGGTAAAGATAAATTTGCAACTCCAACTGAAGCACCACCTGAGTCTGATATTGTTACATCATTAGAAAATTTTACAGAAGGTTGTTGAAACTTCATGTTTCTTGTATTTTGTAAAGCTATTGCATCAGCAGTATTATGTCTTCGTCTTATTTGTGGATGTTTAGGTTCAAACTCTGAAGTATGTACCAAAGATCCATTCCATTCCTTAACCATCTCAATGTATGGAAATGCCATTCCTGATCTGTCTGATATTGATTGTGATCTTTTACCTGTTGCCCATTTAGCCATTTTATATTCCTTGTGGGTAGAATGATTGAGGAGTAATATAAGTAGAAGCTCTTTGACCGTCTTCGTCCAAAGCTCTTTTTAATTGATCTTCATAAATTAATTTATTTTGCTGTACAAGTTGTGGAGCATTTTTCATAGCAAGATAGTAAGCTAAACCTGCAACCATGCATGGTAAAAATCTAAACACAACATCTGCATCATTTGAATAAGCACCCGCATCTTCAATTCTTTTAATTACATAATATTTTAAAGTTGTATAAGTATTCAAATCTGGTGCTTGATAAAGATATATTTTTGGTGTCGTTTCTCTTTCCACATAATACTGAGATGGTTGTCCAGTAGCTAATTTGTTAGGAAGTGCAGCATACGCAGATCTATCAATTTTAGTTAAAGATACGTCTTGTGTACTAGCACCATTAGAAGCTGCTGCAGTTGAAGATACAAAAGCTTCTAAAACATCGCTTACACCGGCACTGACGCTATACTCTGCTTGACCAGAAACTAAAGCATTTTCATGAAGAGCTACTTTCCAAAGATGGATACCTCTATTAGCCCACTCTGCAAATAATAAATTTAAACTTGTTCTTGCCGATTTTAAACTATGACCGCTTGTGGTTGTCATACCACATCTTTCATATGCTTCTTGAATTATTTCTTCTATCGATAGGTCAAATGCTGTCGTCCCTGAAGTAGCCATTATTATCCTTTTTACGGTTGTACAATTTCTTGGATTGTATCACTTTTTGACTAAACTTTGAAGACCTTAGACTTTTTGCTATATAATTTGGCAAGGACACGTTTTTTCTTCTTTTTTTCATCTCTTGCACCTCTGAGCTTACCCTCAACTTGTTTTCTAATTTGTGATCTTCCTATTGGCATTTCTTATTATACCTTAATTTTCTATAAGTTCAAACACTACATCTTTAGGGTCAAAATTAAAAGATATAATAGTTTTAGAATTATGTGACAAGTTTCTACCACCTCTATGAATATAATAAGCAGGAAAAGCAATCAAATCACCTTCGTTAGCATCAATAGAAATTACTTCTTTAGGGTTAGATGGATTCAAAATATCAGTCTTAGGATGTATTTCTTTGTTGAAATCTAAATAATAAACACCAGTAAAATTACTTCCGTGCGTATGCCACCCATGTTTACCAGAATTGTGGTATTGTTGATACCAAATATTGTAAAGTGTAACGTCTGTAAAACCAATTTTGCAAACTAATTTTTTAAGTGTATTTTCTAAATGTGGTTTAAAAATTTTAACCCATTTTCTATTAAAATTTGTTGAGTCATTCCAATCAAGCCTATGAATATTATCATTTATAGAATTGTTTTGAATAAAAACATTATCAGCTTCAGATGAATTTATTATACTTAATATTTCTTTTTTTAAAATTAAATGTTCTGTGAAAGAACATTTAAGCATGGGAGTTTTTATTTCCATAAAAAGATTAAACTAAATCAACTGCTTTACCTATTATTGGTTTGTATTTAGTTTTACCTTCAGATTTATAAGCATGCAAGAATTGTTTTCTAGGTTGATCAGATGTATAGCTACAATGTATCCATCCCGAATTAGGTTCGCCTGGCGTGTAAAACTCGAGTATCAATTGATCAAATTCTAGGTTTGCATAAATCCAATCAGCTAATTCAGCGTTGTCAGTTCCCATACATTCGAAATCTGCGGCCTCAGCTTTTGCATGTTGACTGTTGATTGAGCTACCAATTTTAGTGCAAAGCTGTTCGCTTCGGAAACCGCTAGTCACTTTTACTCTGCCGAAGTGGTCACGTACCGGTTGTAGTATATTTTCACATAATGCTTTTAATTTTTCTATTTGACCAGAATTAGGATTATTATTTATATCCAACCTAACTGCTGTATCTGATTTAATTAATTCTTGTAAACTAAAATTACGTGTTAATTCCATTATTACTCCAATATAAGTTTTTTAATACTTTTACTACCATCTATGTTCGATTCAAGTTCAGCCATCGACTTAATACACTGATAAACAACATTATTATTTTTATTCGTTCGCATTGCGACTCTTTTGCCTTTCAAACACATTGACATTGAAGGCTTACCTGATTCAGGATCAACCTGAATTCTGTGTTCCTTAATCTCTCCGTTGACAATCATAAGAAGGGCTACAATTAACTCCATTAGTGTGCTCCGTTTCCGTTCTGTCTTACTTTATCTTTTAATACTTCTATATCAGCTAATGCTTTGTCTAACTGTTCTCTTAAAAATTCTATATTAACTTTGTTTGTCATGTTCATCTCTTGAGTCTCTTCCATTTTCTCTACGGACTTATATAAATCCTCGATTAAAAAATGTTGCTCCTGATCCGTGGGCACTTGTTCAGACTTCTTGAGCAGATCATTTTCAAATAACTCACGTGATGTCTCTAACGATACCAACCTCGCAGTCAGCTCTGTGTATGCGAACACGCCCATAGCAACTAAAATTATTAGAGAGGCTACGGTTTTCATCGGCATCTGCACGCGTGCTTCTTCTCCAATGTTAAGTGGTTTATTGGACACCTGGTCCTCCACAAAGAGCTAAGAATACCAACATCATAATCAATGCACCAGTAAAGTAATAATTCATTTTTATCTCACTCATACGTTGGACAAGATTATCAACTATAAACCCTGCTCTGTCTAGTGCCTCAAAAAATTTATAAATCCATTTATCTATCATTCGTATGTTTCATCCTCGTCTCTTTCTTTTTCATAACCTTCTTGCAACATTTCACTTAACGTTTGTTCTTTTTTTTCCATTTCATAGAACATTTTATCGCTGTCCTCTGTAACCAATCCGTTATCTTCAGCATCCCAATATGTAGTCTGAACTTTGTAATCTGGCCAGCTGTTATCAGTAGTATAACTGTTAATATGCCAAAGAATACGATTATTAGGCTGAGCTGCATAATTCCCGTTAGCAAGAGCCAATATATGCGCACACTTATGTTCTTGAGGTATTTCAGAATGTTCAACATCCAAAATATTAACGTCTGGATGACCCCAATCAACCGTAAATAAATATTCTCCATGAAGAAATTTTTTGTTTAAACCTAAGTATTTACCTTTTACACCAGCCAACCAATCAAACCGATGAACACTAGGCCAATAGCTGAAACAGTTCCACAATTCCAACTCGTGCGTCTGCATATCCGGCACATCGGCTCTATCATACGATTTTTGGAAAAACGCTGAGATAGGCAAACGCCAAAAGCACGCCCCATTTGGTAACATGATGTTAAA